GGATAGTGAACACATACCTAAACCTTTGCCCGGTTGCGGAAATGGTGTCGGTTAGTCTTAGGGTCTGGGATGCTGCCGTCATCAATACTGTCCTTAATTCGTTTGTAAAGCTTTTTCATGCGCAGTTTACATTCTTCCCATGCCTCTTGTTTTGGTGGGCTATCACCATCCCAAAGCATAGAAAGATAATGAGGACCGGCGCGATACAGAAACTTGATGCAGACGAGAAGCAAGCGCTTCTCAAAGTTGGAGAACTCCATTGTCGTCAGGTAGGTGTTCGTTAAGCATGGACTCAATCTGCTTCCAGTCAACAGCTTTTTCAACGTTGCTCATAGCTTCCTGGCGGATCTCAGCAAGCTCAGGCGGATCGAACTCTTTACTAAGGATGCTGCAGAACTCTGCCATGAACATTTCGTTGCGCATGGACTCAAGCCGGTCAGCTACCGTGATCTCTTTTCGCTTCGTTGTCGAGCTTGGATAACTGTTGATAGTGAACAGCTTATGAATGCAATTATCAGGGTCAAGCAGCGCATTGATCTGGGCATCGGTTAGCCCGACCTGTTTCGCTTGAATGACGATTTTCGCCTTAGCAACATTGTGCAGCGAAACACGCCAGGTAACTTCGCGCTTAATCAGCTTGTAGAATGAGTTGTAGACATTGATCTTGCGGCTCAGCTGGTTGAGCTTAGATTCAATGTGCTCCCCGTCCTGACTGCTAGCATGTGCAGCTCTTTGCAGCTCGACCGTGAACTCGTTGATAGCCTTGAACATGGACTGCCGATCACAATAGACTTCGTGATACAGCGTTCGCAGATCGTCAACATGAATGGTCGCCAGCTCGGTCACATAAACAGTGCGACCAAGCGCTTCGCTTTGAATGCGAAATGTGTAAGGCTTGCGATTTTCTGGATTGTCGTCGTGATGAATGGTCTTACTGGATGCTTGCATGTAATCAGCTAATGATTTGTTTTACGGATTCGTGCAGGTCGTCAATGGTGCCATTGTTGTCAATGGTGTGATCCCAAGCGCCATATTCCGCAAGGTCAACATCAGACTGATGGTTATCCGAATCTCTTAGCCTGTCGGTTTTTCGCCTGACTTGAACCAGCGCGAAGCCTTTTTGCTTTAACAGAAAAGCTTCATTGCGAAACCGCATGTCATCAACAACGATCGGATGCTTACTTGAATAGCGATCAAACTTTTGCTCAAACGCATCAAGCCAGGTCGTCCCCTTGACAAGATTGCGCCCCCATTCCGTACCAAGCGTGCGGGCAAGATGCCTGTAGCTTCTGCCAATGCCAGGAATGGGCGTTTCTTTTGCTTCGTAGCAATAGTGCTCAATGTCCTCAATGTTAAGGCCATGGTGCATCAGGAAAGTTTGCACCATCTCAAGCAAAGGAGACGCAAAACTCAGTGCTTGATAGCCATGGCAATGAACAAGGTAGTGGGCAATAGTTGACTTACCCTGTTGCGGCGTTGAACTCCAAAGCGCGATGTGCTTCATTTAATAATCTTCAATGTGTAGTAGACCAGCAAAATCACTGCACAGACGACGGCAGCAGCCAAGCCGGCAACTATTGTGGCTAGCAGTGAGATTTGCGCTACCTGAATGGCGTTTTCCATCACCCCAGCTCCCCAAACGGGCTTGAATGGCCGCCGAGCAGATCGGCTGCCTCCAGTTCCCGGAAGTACCGGCGGCGGGCCTGGTGGGCCAGCTGGGCGCGGCTCAGGGCCTCCAGGTGGAAGGGGCTCGCGTCTTGAATGGTCGCCGGAGCTGGACCACCCCTATCGGCCAGGGCATCAGCCTCTTTCTCAAGAATCAGAGCCTCTGCGCCATACAAGTGAGCGCGAGCCGTGATGCAGTTGCGCAGCTTGACTGACAATTGATAATCCATTTAATTCAATTCGTTTCCAGTGATAACCAGCGCATGTTCCGCCGACCCTCATCGCCGAATGGATGCCCTGAGGCGTTGCAAAAACATCCCTGGCGGCAGCGGTGACGCTTTCGTAGATTCGACCGCTTTCGACGGCCTGAACCATCTTACCAGATCCACGGCGTTTCGGGAAGTTCTGGGCGATGAAATCCGCAAGATCCCCGTCCTCCAGAAGCATGAAAAGCCTCTGGCAATCAATTCCGCCGAATAGATCTGGATGCTTACGGGCGAGGCCAACAACATCGGCACGCCTAAAATAGCGTCTTGACTTGCTGCCCGCATTTTTGTAGGACTCAATCAGTCCTTTCTCTGCCCATCGCTGCGGAACGTCAATGCTGGTGCCCAAGGTACTTGCAATGTATGAAGCGGCTATCCAGTCACCCTCGGCCTTACGTGAAACTTTGCGCCTACCCATCGCACTTGCGATAGACTGCCTGGTGCGCTCTGTGTAACCATTCTTCTTTGCCCATCTGTTGTAGGCACTGAAAATCATGGTTGGCAAAACGTTGCCTGCAATAGATTCAAGGGCAGCTTTTTCTTCTGACGACCAGAATACTTTTTTCATGGAATCCTCCATGCGTGACTGGAGATACCCGGATGCGAAAGCTCGCGGGTTCCATGCAGCTGCTTAAGAGCCCTGCTTACTCTGTGACGCCAGATTTCACGCCCTGCATTGTTGATAGGCTTGAGGTCGCCTGGATTCAAGTCAACGCCACCATCGGCAACCCAAGAAAATACATCCTTTGATCGAAAGATCGTTCCACTTGGAAACTTTTTAATCCATTGACGAAGGATTGATTTCCAAGCGGCTACATCCTTAGCCTCACTCAAGACTGTTGCTCCTCCTGTTGAGATTCGCTTTTGACGTGCTGCAACAGATACTGCGCCCATCCGATGTGTGTTGAGATGGCGTGCTTTCCAGGGGGGGAATTCGGAAAGCTTTGCGTCCACCATTCGCGGAAAAGAACTTCAAGCTCGGATTCGTTCATTGGTCCTTTGGAATCAAAGTAAAGTTAGAGCAATAGGAAGCAAATGTCAAGCCCTCCTCAACCGGATCCATGTGCCCCAAGTCGCACGGGTCTTGCTTGGTGCCAGTGTAATGAGTGCATTTCCTGCAGGTTTTCCTGCCTGTTTTGGTTTTGCTTTTGAATCTTGGTATCTCAGGATGGATATTAGCGTGCATTTCACCACGGCGTATCCTGCCAATAGCAGATGCACTGCATCCGTGCTTTTCGGCGAGAACATACTGGGGAGACGTATCAGTCAGGATGTCAAGGATTGCTTCGTCAGACAGTCTTACCTCTGGTGCTGCGCCTTTAGGTGTAATTCCATTCAGCTCGGTCCACACAAAGTCACAACTCCTACATTGGAAGCGACGACGAACATCGCCTGACTGGCTCCTGCGTGTTTGAGTGACATAAGCAACGCCATTGCAGTTTTCACAAACGGCCATCTTTACCAGCTGATTCCAAGATTGTCTGCATTGCCGCGACACGCCATGCTAGGTGATTCGTGGCAGAACCATCGTTTTGATAGTTCAAGCCTCTCTTCTGGCGTTGCGAGCCTGAGAGCCTCACTGTAAATAGTGTAAAGCCCGCACTTAACGGCACAGTCAGCACACTGCCTTTCCCTTAGCGGTAGCTCATTTTTGTTGGTGTAGTTTTGCATTGAATGTAAGCACTCAAGCAGTTCAGCCAGTGAGAAGCTGCTACTTGATTCTGGTAGATTAGCCATTAAATGTGATCGGGCCAAACGGAATAGCATCATCAAGATATGGCGCGTCCTGAGTTTCAAGGTCACGCCACTCTGCACCATGCTGGCTCCGTCCCTGCGTCCATGTAAAAAGACCCCGGAGAACTGGAATCATGTTGCCATCGCCATCCCCACGACGTATCAATCGGTACGCCTTTGGGGCGCCAGATTCAACGCGAGCAGCCACAACGTTTGCGGTTGCAGTGTTTGCAACTGTAATACTTTCGTTCATTTGATTAGCGAGTAAGTCTTGTGGGTTGGTCATTCGACTGCAGATCCAGGGCCTTTGCGCAACTCTCGGCAGATAGCATTGCGTCGATCGTTTGTTCCCCAGATCAAGTCCTTGTAGCCGGCGATAGTTGAAGCTGCAAGAAGTCGATCTTCCATGGAAAAACCGGCGACCTTGGGGCCATACCTGAGGCAATGTTCTAGGAGGTCAAGCCTTTCGCATGGCACAGGCCAGCACATGCCGTCGAAGTTGCGAAAGGGAGCTGGTGCGGATGCTGTGTCCATTGGTGTTCTTGTCTTGTGGGCTGGTAGTGGTTCAGGCTTCAGTGATTGACCGGTTCATAAGTTGCAGCGAAGATGTCCGGCTTGCAGGGATAGAACTCCCCTGCCACGCCTTTGATGATCCAGTCGCCAGGATTGGCGCGGTGCTCTCCTTCCAGTGTGACAATGATAAGAAAATGCCCGGCAGCTGTCGACTCAATATAGGCTTTGTGGCCGCCGTCGTGAATCCAGTTGGCGTGTTCAAAAGCGTCATACATGGTGCCGTCGTACCGACGGGCTTCGATCTGGACGGGTTTCTTGGTGAAGTAGGGCATGGCTTAATTAGTGTGTAAAACTTGTGTCTGTGCCGCCC